AAGGTGAGGGATCGTTTGGCTCAAGACTTGTTCCAGAAGCTGCAGCACCTCGTTACACATATGTGAAGATGAGTGAAAACTTCGATAAGTTTTTTGCTGATACAGAAGTTGCGGATAAATCATTGGATCCAGAAGATCCAGAACCAGCATTCTATCTTCCAATTATTCCTTGGGTGCTTGTAAACGGCATCAAAGGCATTGCTGTTGGATTCGCCACCGAAATTCAGCCTCGTGATCCTAAAGAGATTGCAAAATGGTGTGCTGAATACTTGAAAGGGGAGTTCGTTGATGATATTGACATTCTTCCATCATATCCAGAATTCACTGGAACGATTGAAAGAGATGCATCAGACAATTTCATCTGCGAGGGAGTGTATAACCGCCCTTCTTCTACAAAATTGATCATTACTGATGTACCAGTTGGTTATTCGAGAGAGTCTTATGTACAAGTGCTCGATAAACTTGAAGAAGAGAGTAAGATTGTAACGTATACAGATAAGTGTGATAAGAGTGGATTTAAGTTTGATATTACATTAAAACGAGCTACTAAATTATCTGATGATCAAATTGTTCGTATGTTCAAACTTCGTAAGAAGTTGAACGAAAACATCACTGTTATTGACCATGAAGGAAAGTTAAAGGTTTACGATAGAGCAATTGAAGTTATTCAAGATTTTTGTGATTATCGCTTAACAAAGTACATTGCTCGTTATAAGCATTATGTGCAAGTTGGTAATGATAAATTAGCTGTGTTGATGGCTAAGATTAAATTCATTGAAATGGTGCTTGATGGCACGCTTGACTTCAATAATAAAAATCGTACGCAGATCAAAAAAGAGTTGAAACCTCACTTTGATTCAGGTATAATTGACGTTCTTATTAAGATGCCAATCTACAGTCTGTGTCAGGATGAATTAAATAAGCTGAAAAAAGAAGGCACGAGTTTGTTTAAGCAGATTGAGAAGTGGAAGAAAATTAAGGTTGAGAAGCAGTTTATAAAGGAGTTAGAAGCTGTATGAAGAAGTTAATTAGAGACAAGTATGTTACAGAGATTGATTCAAATCGCTTAACTACTCTCAGCACAGATTCGAATGTGTATCGTGGATTCTTGCTTGATAAGTTATATGAGGAGATTGAAGAGCTTGCTGATACAGATTGGAGAGATGTTGAAGAATATGCTGACGTGTATGAGGTGTTCATGAAGATTATGGAAATCCACGGTGTTACGCAGCAACAAGTAATAGATGCTCAGGTTACGAAGAGGATTTTAAAAGGAGGATTCGACACAGGTTTGTTGTTGGATTATTAATATGGAATTTATGGATACTGTTCCAAACGAAGAAGAGACTAAACAAGAAAATAGTCTTGAGATTGGAATGATTAGGTATAAAAACGGCGATGTTAATTTTGAGTTGAAGAATGTAACTGTTCGCGACTTAGAAGGCTTACGTGCGTTTATTTTTGATGTTATGGAGGAGTTTGAATGATACTAGTCGATTTCAGCCAAGTGATGGTTGGTCAGTTGATGGCTAATGCTAAAACAATGAATGATATTAATGAAGGGCTGTTGAGGCATTTGGTACTCAATACAATTCGTTCTTACCGTAAACAATTCAATAAGACATATGGCGAAATGGTGATTTGTATTGATTCTCGTCATTATTGGAGACGAGACGTTTTTCCTCATTATAAAGCAGGTCGTAAAGATACAAGAGCAAAAAGCGCATTTGATTGGCCTGTGATTTATGAGTGGTTTGATAAGATTAAGGCTGAGTTGAAAGAGAACTTTCCTTATAAGATGATAGAAGTGTTTGGTGCAGAAGCTGATGATGTTATTGGTACGCTTGCTAAACATAAACATGCGGAAGAGAAAATTCTTATTCTTTCTAGCGATAAAGATTTCATCCAACTTCATAAATACAGAGGTATACAACAATACTCACCTATGCAGCAGAAGTTTGTGAGACATCCAGATCCAATTGCTTATGCAAAAGAGCATATTATTAGAGGCGATCGCGGTGATGGTATTCCAAACTTTTTGAGTGGGGACGATTTCCTTGTTGAAGGTATTAGACAATCTCCTATTGCAAAGAAAAAGCTCGAAGTGTGGTTGACACAAAAACCAGAAGATATTTGTGAAACAGAAGAGATGAGAGAGCGTTGGCAGCGCAACGAAAGACTAACACAATTTGAGTGTATGCCTAAAGAAATTGTAAGCGATGTTCTTAACTCATTTAAGAAGGAACCAAAAGGTGAGCGGAAGAAATTATACAACTATATGATAATGAATAAGTTGAATAATCTTGTTGATGTTATAGGAGACTTCTAATGAAAACCATTCGAGAAAAGGCTCTTGAAAAAGAAAACGAAACGCTTTTACGAGAGCTCTCAAATCTTCAAGCAAAGTATGAAAGGATGCTCTTATATAAGAGGTTAGAAGGAGATCGTTTCTTATCTACATATGCAAAAGATCGATCACCATTTGGATAACTGCTGTTGACTTTTTATTGTAATGGGGTATAATAGTTGTTATGAATGATGAGAAAGGGCATAGATGGGTTTACTATTTAAAGTACCTTTCAGCTACTTTTGTTTTAGTAGCAATTGTGTTGCATACAATGGATATGTACCCTATTAATATTATTGTTCATTTAGTGGGTGCAGTTGGATGGACTATTGTAGGATTGATGTGGAAGGAAAACTCAATCCTACTTAACTTTGGTCCTCAAATATTAATTTTTTCCTTAGGGTTAGTTTTATTATGAAAATACATGAAATATTAGATCATCTTGCAAGCGATAATGGACGCTTGTTTAAGATTGATGTGTTAGAACAACACAAAGAAAATGAATTACTACAGAGCGTCATCAGGGCTGCTCTTGATCCATACACGCAATATTATATTCGGAAAATTCCTGAATTTACATATGATGCTACTAAAGAATTCAAACAATCTCTTGAGTGGGGATTAGAGTCGCTTGGTAAACTAACATCGAGAGAGTTGACTGGGCACGCAGCAATCAACCATTTAACTGATATTCTTGAAAATATGACTTTGCGTGATGCTGATGTAATAACTCGTGTTATTTCGAAAGATTTGAAGTGTGGCGTTAACACAGCAACTGTCAATAAAGTGTTTGGTAAAGGGTTCATCGAAAAATATCCTTGTATGCTAGCATCTGCATACAAACCAGAGAATTTCAAACACATTAAGTTTCCAGCCTTTGCACAAACGAAGATGGATGGAATGCGTGCAAACATTTTAATGGATCCAGAAGACGGAAAGGTTGAGATTAGATCGCGTAATGGCAAGACAATCGAGTTATTGGGGATGTTTGATGATTACGTGAAAACGCTTCTCTATAAAACGCCAACGGTTGAAGATTTGTCTCAATTCCACGGTGCTGTGATTGATGGAGAGTTGGTGGTGCTTGATGAAAGAGAAGAAAACATCCTTGATCGAAAAACAGGAAACGGTATTCTAAACAAGGCAGTTAAGGGTACGATCTCCGTTGAAGAAGCAGAGCGCGTTCGTATGGTAGCGTGGGATTTGATTCCACTAGAGGATTTTAAATCTGGTCGTTCTGATCTTCCGTATTTTGATAGAATTGAAATGTTGGGCATTCGTATGGAAGAGATGGCTGAGAAAGAGAACCACCCAACATTGATTAAAATCGTGGGCACTATTCCTATTGATGATATGGATCAAGCAGGAGAGTTGTTTAAGCAAGCACTTGCTAATGGTGAAGAGGGAATCATTGTTAAGAATGGTGATTCGCCTTGGGAAGATAAGCGTTCTAAATTCCAAGTCAAAATGAAGGCAGAGCTTGAAGCTGATTTGCTTGTAACAGAGTGGAATGAAGGGACTGGTAAGAATGAAGGTCTGCTTGGTTCTGTTACTGCAGTATCAAAAGATGGTGCATTAGAAGTGAATGTTGGCTCTGGTTTTAACGACGAAGATCGTAAGATGAAGCCAGAAGATATTGTAGGTAAGATTATTAGCGTTAAATACAATGAGGTTATTCAGGATAAAAAGAAAGATAAAAAGTCGCTATTCTTACCAATTTTTCAAGAAGTTAGATTAGATAAAACGGAGGCAGATGTTCTATGACGATGTTAACAAAGCAGCATGAGGATATCTACAAAGATATTATGAGTGGTCGTAGTATAATTGAGATGTTGAAAGAAGCGCGTAGAGAGGCAGATACTGCGTTTGAGCGTGGATATAACGCAGGTTTATGTAAGATGAAGAAGGCGTTAGAATCATATAATTGCGATGGGTGTGTGGAGTTAGAATAATGCCTACATATTGTTATTGCTGTAAATCGTGTGGACACGATTTTGAAATTGAGCAAAGGATTACTGCTGATCCATTAAAAGAGTGTCCTGAATGTAAACAAGAAGAATTGAAGAAGGTAATTCAACCCAGCGGATTTCAACTGAAAGGCGATGGCTGGTACAATAAAGGGAAGTATTAATGAATTATAAAGAAGCAGGGGTAGACTTATTTGCCCAAGATATGTTCAATGCTCAACTAGCGCAGAAGATGCCGTGGTTGGGTGGGTTTGCTGGTGCGTTTGATGTTGGAGATCATTATCTTGTTTCTTCAACAGACGGAGTTGGCACAAAGATCAAACTATACACTCAAGCTCTTAAAGAGAAGGGTGTTAATATTAGCAACATTGGTATTGATCTTGTAGCAATGGTTGTAAATGATATTGTGTGTACGGGTGCAAAACCATTATTCTTTAATGACTATCTTGCTGTGAATCAGATTGATCAGATTGCAGCAACCGATCTTATTGCTGGTATAATGGATGGGCTGGAGCAAGCAGGTCATGTTCCTCTGATGGGAGGAGAGACTGCCATCATGAATAATGTGTATCGTGAAGGTGAATTTGATCTCGCTGGATTCGGTGTTGGGATTGTTGAAAAAGACAAGTATATCGATGGATCAGCAATTGAAGAGAATGATGTGATGATTGGGCTGAAATCCTCTGGTTTTCATTCTAATGGATACACTCTAATTCGTGATGTGGTGTCGAAAACGTCGATGTCTAACCCAGAAGACTTTCCAACAGATTTATTTGCGGATCTATTGAAACCAACACGAATCTATGTTGATCCTGTATTGCGTTGCATTGAAAAAGCAAATGGTGGAGTGCATGGCATTTCGCACATCACTGGTGGCGGTCGAGCAAACGTAAATAGATTGTTAGGAGAAGATAAGAACATTCGTCCTACATGGTTTGAAGATGATCATAAGACGGATGAGATGAAGTGGATTCAGAAACACGGTAATATCGATGATATTGAGTTTAGACGTGTGTTTAATAATGGCATTGGGATGGTGCTTATTGTTGATCCAAAAGTATCAAACGACTTGATTACGTTGCTTGAAGCAATGGGAGAACAACCTGTTCAAGTTGGAACTATCACAAAACGATTATAATGAATATATTTGTAGATATTGACGAGACTATTTGTACTGGAGGATATCCATATACAGATGCTCAGCCGATTGCAGATCGAATCAACAAAGTGAATGCTCTTTATGACGCAGGCCACAACATTACGTACTGGACTGGTCGTGGAGGGCATTCTGGCATTGACTTCACAGATCTCACTACAGAACAACTAGACAAGTGGGGCTGTCAGTATCATGATCTAATTGTCGGTCAGAAGCCTACCTTCGACTTGTATATCTGCGACAAATCAATTAATTCAGAAGTTTTCTTTAATTACTGTTGACTTTTGATGCAAAGTATTGTATAATACGCCGCATAATCAATTGGGTGATTATAAGCATAAATTCAGGCTGATAAAATATTGGAATCACTAAAACCTGCGTTTGTGTTATATATACTAGTAACCAAGTATATTCACATTTCGGAATATACGAAAATATTAAATTAAAGGAAAATCTATTATGAAAACTTTACTCGCAACTACTATCGCTCTTTCGCTGACTGCTGGAACTGCTTCTGCTTTCTTCGGTGGAGACGATAATCAGAATGGTTATCTTAATACTAATGCTGACGGTGCTTTCGACGGAAAGGGTCGTGGTGCTGGAAAGGGTGATATGGATGCCGAAGGCAACTTCTCTATGACTATCAATGCTTCTGGTAAGGGTTCTTCTAACATGGAAGCTGACATGGACGCTGCTTCAAATAGTCGTGTACAAGGTATCAATGATACTCAGTACAACTCTACTCCACACTACTACGGACAAGCTCCATATCATTATGGAGTAGCAAAATAAGTAATACTTGGGCAAAAAGTATAAAAAAGTTGCAAAAATTCAACTATATTATAATTTTGTCATATAAGTAATATGTGATAAAGGTATGGCCTCCTTTCAAAAGGCCATTTATTAATAAAAGAGGAAATGTTATGAAAAAATCTTTAATCGCAACAGCTGTTGCTTCTACAATTCTACTTGCTGGCTGTAATGGTGATGCTCAAGCTGATGCTACTGTATTTGGTTCTGTTGAACAAGCATACCAGAAAGTTGGCGGAGTATCTGATATCGTAAATG